AGAACACTCGAAGAGAGTTCAGGGAATGCCGGATGAACACATAGTGTTCTGCGGTCAGCGCCTATTTTTCTTTTGAAGCACAGGGAACTGAGATTGTAAATCTCAGCAAGTTTTCGGGTGTCGTTTTGTAGCGCGACAATCATTTTGCGACAAACTGACAATCATTTTGCGACATGATTTTAGTCCCGTTTTACAGTGAGTTTGGATCAAGCTTGACGTAGGTTCAAACGCTCCTTCTCCAACTTCTTTTTATATTCTTCGATTTCTTGGTTTAGGCCAAAAAATATAGCCTTCGCCGCTATTTCGCTGTATTCATTTGAGATGTCTTTAAACCAACCCACCACTGTCGAATACTCACCAACCGACTTCTCATTGGCGACTGTCTGGAAAACACCATGCAGGTATGCTTCTAATGATGGGTTATCAAAAACGGCTTCGTCTAGATCGGGATTAATGCTGATATAGTCCCAATGGATAACCGAGTACTTTGTCTTTTTAACTATATAAATATATGGGATGCTTTTCTCAGTACATTCTCTAAACCATTCGTTCTGAACATCAATATCATTATCATTTTTTAAGACTTCATACATCTTCTGTCCCATAACCAAACCTCCTTTTTAAAAGTATCTATAAAGTTACATTAAACCCACTTTAAAATCACTTCCAACTTCTAATTATTAGTTCTTTCTTGGGTGTCCGGCCTTGGGTGCCTCCTACGGTGTAGGTGATGGGGACAGTCTTCATTCTGAGTCCTTTGAACACTTTCCTGATGTCAGGATGGTCGTTGATGCTGATGATCATCTTGCCTTTGATTGAATGTGCCAGGCTGGCCATCTGTTCATATTGCTCTAGGCCAAATTCGTTGCCGTAGCCTGCTGTCTGCCAGTAGGGTGGATCGAGATAGAACAGGGTGAAGTCTCGGTCATATCGTTTGATGATGTTTTGCCAGTCCAGGTTCTCGATATTTGTGCGGGTCATACGCATGTGAGCCTGGCTTAAATCTTCTTCAATGCGTAACAAATTGAAGCGTGGTGGGCTGGTTGTGGCGGTACCATAGGTTTGGCCATCTACCTTGCCACCGAAGGCCAGCTTCTGCAGGTAATAGAACCGAGCGGCACGTTGGATATCGGTGAGTGTTTCAGGGCGCTTTTCTTGCTCCCAAAGGTAGATTTGGCGACTACTTAAAGCCCATTTAAACTGCCTTACAAACTCTTCTAAATGGTGCTGAATGACTCGATATAAATTAACTAGCTCACCATTGAGATCATTAAGTACTTCGACCTTGCTGGGTGGCTTTTTAAAGAAGATAGCACCCGCTCCGGCGAATGCCTCAACATAGCATTTGTGTTCAGGGAATAATGGCAATATTTTATCTGCCAAGCGTGACTTTCCACCCATCCAGGGTATAAACGGTTTGGTCATTTTGTAAGCCTTTTAATTTACAGTTTATGATAAAGTCACCTTACCGTGATCGCGGTGAAAGGTGCCTTGCTGGCTTACAGTACTCGTTTACTGTTTGCTGGGGCTGGGCTGATGTTAGTGCATCAACCCAGTCGCCCTTTCTTTTTTCTATTAAATGATACCTGCACCAGTTAAAACAGCACGTAATTCTGTTTCATTCGCTGCTGCATCGATGTCAGTTTGAACCAAAGCGTTAGCATCTAAAATAGCGGTCTTCTCTGTTGCTATTTCAGCTTTTCGAGTTGTAGCAGTTGTGACAAAAATTTCTTCTTTATCGAGAGGTGCTAATTTTTTTTCACGCTCAATTCGTCGTAAATCATGTGCGATTAATTTAGCTTTTGGAATATTAAGACCAATAAAACTTTCTTGGTTGCTGTCATCCCACGCTGCTCGAAAAATTTCGTCTTCTGGCTCATCTGTATCGTAAATTTCCCTTAAATTAATAGCATTTTGGGGCACCACTTTTGAGATTAGATCTGCAGTCGTAAAACCCTGATTAATTGCATCGAGAGTTAATGAGTGAACTTTAACAGGAGCATCATCACCAGGAATCGTAAAAACTATTTTTGTTTTTGTCATTTTGTTTACCTAAGTTAGTTTGCATGCACAGAAACATCAACGTACAACATATTTTCTGCGGTTGAAGGTTGTAGTTGTGTTATTATTTGAACGGATGAAACTGTTCTAACGCTGGCTCCCGCACTTCTGGGATCGCCGCCTGCTTTAAGACAAGATGCTAGAGCAGAATAATTTTCATTAGGCATATTTTGGATAAAGGTAATAGTATTAATTCCAACGCCGTCGTTACCTAAACTCAAAACATTAAAACTATCTCGAATTGTATTATTAGTGCCATCATAGCTTATCCATGCATTAGCAGCTCCCGGTTGCCCTGTGATTGCTTTTGACAACAAAGACAAGTCTGTATCATCAGGTACTAACCCTTGGTCAGTTATTACCTTGCGCAGTGATTCACCGACTTTATAAAACCAATGTGGCCCTGGTATGGTTGCTTCCAGGCCTGTACCTGGGTCAGCGGCACGCGGGTAACCATTCGATGGGACACCTGGTGCAGCGGGTGGTGCAGCATCAGCATTGGCGGCATAGTTACGTGGTTCCATAATACTTTCTCCTGTTATAGATATTCAAAAATAACAACACAGTGTGCGGGTGCCATTTTAATAATGGCGCACTCCAATTGTGTTCGTGGTAATTCTTGGCCAAGCGATTCATCCACTGTACTTTCTACTGTAAACGCAATCACTGGCTGGTCAGTTACTGATAACTTAATTGCGAAGCGCCAGTCTTCGCTATACAAAGGCTCATCAACATTGCTGTCGACTGAATGTGATTCGTACTCAGTCGTTGTTGCCGGTGCAAAACCTAGAAGCTCTGCTATACCAATTAGCTCTTGATTACTATCGTTAGATTTTTCGGTAACCTTGGCCGTTAATATCAGCTGACGTTCTGTAATGGTTGCGCCTAAGTAACCACAATCGCCTGGTATTGCATGGGCACGTTCCCAGTCGGGTAACAATTCAACGGCTGAACGTGGGTCTGCTTCATCAATTAAATCAACCGCCCGTGAATCAATGCGTGCAAACTCAGTGGCAATACCTTTTAAGAACTTGCTGTAAAATGAATTATCACGCAGCAACGATGTCCACAACTTACCCCGTGGGTGAAGTTGTTTTAGTTGATGTTGATAATCTTCAACCGTTGGCATTTACAATGCGCTCCAAGTAAAGGTACCAGGCGTTAATAATTCACCGGCGTTTAACGTTATGTTTGTAGCAGGAGAAACCAGAACATGATCTTGTTCATCGGTTGAAGAACTAATAACTTCACGGATATGTGAAATCAACATCATCGCATTACCGCTACCGTCTTCAACTTTAGCTTCGCGTAAAAACAAGGCTTTTATAGCCGACTCAACTGCGGCCTGAACAGCCGCCGTGTTCGGTGAAAGCTGAATGTCAAAGTTTTGTACTACTTCAGTTGGCGCTATCGCACTAAACCCTTTCATACCTGAAGGACGCAGTACATCGATATAGTCTTGCACTGTTTGTACTTCAGCTGCATCGGGAATAAGTGATGCATCATCATCACGCACAAAGAATAAACCCACCGTGCCATAACCCATCCAATTGCTATAAGACCAGGCGCGGGTGACACCGGCCACTTCACGTGCCCACACTTCATATTGATCGTTGTTCGATCCATTTGGGTTTTTAGCAATGCGTTCACGAATGCGCTGGTTAACCTGGCCAAAGGTTTCCTGGTCGGTACCACCAGTTAAGTCACCCGTGGCCACCGTAGCATTAGAGTTAATACCGGCAACCGGTACGGTTAATGTTAACGTCGTGCCTTCGCTGGCATTGGTGTCTTGGCCAGCGCCATCAATCTCAACCGTGGCTGTAACAGCAACCGTGGCCACACCGGCAACAATGGTGGCATCGGCATCGGTGACATAATCAAAACCGGCACGCTGAAGAACACTGCCTGCAGCCAATATTTTTCCATCGGTACCTATTAAGTCAACATTACCCTTAGCCCCCACAGCCGCTTTTCGTCCTTGTTTTAAATATAACGTTGCCTGTTGTTTAATAACGGCTTCATCAGTAGCGTAACCAGGGATTACTTGTTTCGCTAAATACTGAATGTGGCCATGCAAGCCATGTGCAACACCCACCACCGCTTTACTTAATGCAGCTATTAAACTACTACGCAACCAGCCATACGTGCTATTCGTTTCAGTTTCAACATCAGAGCGAAAATACTGTTTTAACTTTGCTATTGTTGGTCTGGTGAATGCCATTTAAGCCGCCTTTAATTCGTATTCAAATAATTCTTCAAACGCACTGCCATCCAGCATCGCCATCACAATCACGATGGCCATCACACCCGAGCGCAACCAATACGTTTCCACGTTGACTTTTGATGCAATGCCATTTTCAATAAACCAACGCAGTGCTTCGGTTGCATACTCTTTGCCGCGGTCTAATGTTTTTTGCGTTTCTTTAGCGCGTTCGAGTAACCACAATCGAGATCCCGTGCTGTCATCTTCATAAGCATCACCCCAATGGCCACGCTTATCATTTGACCCATCGGGTATTTCATCATCATCACGTGCACGTGCGTCAGTAAATAGACTAATCATCACGGCTGTGCGTAATCCGATATCGGCATCCAAGTCATCCTGGCCAACACCAGTGTCGAATTGTTTGTTATCAAAGTTAAGTGCGATATCCATTACAGCACCCACCAAATTAACCAAGCCAAGCCGCTCAAAACAAGGGCTAAAAGAAAGTGTATGCTCCACCAATTTGGATAATATCCATGTGCCTCGTATGCATCCCAAAAACAGAAAACACTGATGAATAAGGGGATTATCATGCTCCAGGTCATTGTGGTACTCCTGTATTCGCCGTGCCAGCAGCCACACCGCCGTGAACGTGTGTACCCAATTCAATACCGCTGGTTGAAACACCTGCAGTACTATCAATTTGTCCAGCCGCATCAATCGTCTGGCCCACTGTTAACTTGCCGGTAATTTCACACTCCGGTGTAGTCATGGTGACTTTTGTGCTGGCAAGAATTTCGACGTTAGGTGCCTTGCTCGTTATCTTATTCATCGCATCAATATAAATATGATTACCACGTTTAAAATGAATCACATCGCCTTCATCGGTGTAGAGTGCCACTTCACCTTTAGCTAAACCTTTTAATCTAAATGACCGGTTGGCCACCGCAATGGCAACAGTATGTGAACGTTGCCCGTTTAACGACGCCGTGAGTACTTCAGAATCATCCGGCGCATGCGCGGTCATGCCATATGCTTCAAAGTGCTCAATATCATCGAGTACTTCATTCTTGAGCAATTCGACTTGTAACATTTGCATGAGTTGGTTTGGATCGATGAGCGTAACAACACCACGCGACACCAACTGGCGAACTTTACGACGCAAAGGTTTTAACACCATGTTAAGCATGCGCCGCATTAGAAACCGTCCTCATCTTCTTCAACCGGTACCGGAATCAAATCCAATGCTTCAGGGGGTAACAATTGCAACTCGGTACGCTGGCCATCTTCATCCATCGTAAAAGTGACATGAACAATCAATAAGTCGGTATCAAGTTCGTTATAAGCATCAACCACTCGCACTAACTTATTAGGTGCCCATAAACCAGTGTCATGTCGCCAACCATTCACGGTATAGGTCTTGGCTTGTGATTCTCCAAAACGAATATTGCGGTCGTACTCTGCAATACGTTTGGCATCGTTCAACGTTAGGTCATCAGGCTCAATGAATATTGTGCGTGCTTTGCGAATATTTTTATCGATGGCCACACCGTCGATATGTGCTGCAACCGAACCAAACCCGTCATCATCACCGGCTGTTTGTCCTGACACAGTATAAGAATAAAACCGATCACGCTTACTGCGCTTAGCGGATCCAGTGAGAATGTTTTCACCCAAAATTAAAGCCGTGCTAATTTTTTCTTTACTGGCACGGGTGATCACTAAGTCGCCTTGTGCGTTGCTGGTTAAATGCACGGCACGATAGGTAGCCAGCTTCGCTAGAAACTCATGATAAGTCTCAGCTACATCACGAATCTTTTCTTTAAATGCTTCACCCACATCTGTTTCAACAATCACCTTAATGCCAAACACCGCACATTCTTTTTTTGCAATGGCCGCTAAATCTAAATTTTTATGTGTTTTTGACATAGTAGAACAATCCACCAGGTCACCCAGCTTAGAACGACCATTCACTGCTAGACTATGGTTTGTCGCATCGTAATTAGTAAGCACATCATCGGTATAACCCGTAATGACTATCTCACCATCAATCTCAACCACGCATGGGCTATCTTCATTCACGGCACGTTTTGTTTTTGAGTTTGCCCACTTATCGGTTAGCTCCAGTTCAAAGGTGTCAGCAAATCGACGCATGCCACGTTGAATTTTAATGCTCTTCCAACCACCATATATTTGACCATCTACTTTTAAGGCTAAATCAGACATCAGATAAAATCTCCAGTGAATGGCCACCCTGAACAAATCCTGCGTGAGGAATATTGTTGCGTGTCACTAATTCACTTTCACGAGTGGCATCACCATAAACCTGATGGGCAACAACCAACGCCGGTAAGGTGGTCAAAGGCGTGTGTTGTTTAATTTTTGGTAGTTGAGCCGAACGAGTGCGTAAGTCTCGAATCACAACAGCACGTAGCTCTGTCAGACTAAAATACATCTCATCAGCAACCGGTGAACCATCAACAATATTTTCTTGCTCAATTTGGTTTTCCAGTGCAGTGGCTAAATCTTGTTGCACACGCAGCGCATCATTACTGGTTGCAAAATTTGTGGTGGTCGCTGTTTTTGCACTCTCACAAATAGCAACGCGCTTTGTCAGTGTCACCAGGGCTTGTTTTGAATTTGCCGCTTGTCGACCTTGCGGTGTGCGGGTTGATGGATAAGCGGGCTCCTCTTTATTGAAAATATTTTTATATAAATTTAAAGCATTACCAGGTTCATCTAGCAAGGTGTGAACACGAGAGAGGGAACCCGCAATGGCACCGCCCATATTAAAGGGAACACGAATTAAACTGGCGATGGGAACGGTAGCCGCACCCGTTACGTTTTCAACGGCACCGAGAATATTATCAAGCTCGCGGGTTAAATCATCCACATACCCTTGCGCCTGACCGAGCACATCAAAGTTTTTCGCAAAATCATTAATGCTATCAGCAATGGACTTATCAGCCTGTTTATTAACTTCACTGACCGTGTCATAGGTGGTGCTTGGATAGCGCGGCTTGGCTTCGGCTTCAACATAGCTCAGCGTGAAGGTGGCCTTGCCATGAGAACGGCTAGACTCACTCATCCGTGCATCAATAATGGAAACCAGCATGCTGCCATATTTTGGGTGCAATAATGTGCCGTCCCCGGGTAACTCAACAGCATCAATTAATTTATCACGTGCTTGCTGCCAGCCATCACCCATCACGGAGATTTGAATCGTGTATTGTCGTGCCTTCTTGCCAAGGTCTTCAACATAAGGCTCATCACGCTGTGGATATTCATGCAACACGTTACGACGGCCAAAAGATAAATCTTCACTGGTCACAATGAACTCAGCATCACGAAACTGTCCAATCACATTACGACTCATGCGAAATTCCTCCAATATGCTACACTGAGGGCATCACGATAATTAAGGATAATGTTATGAAAAAACGGTTGTTGATTTTGTTGTTGTTTCCCACGTTGGCAATGGCCGATGCTGAAAAACGCATGGTTAAATATGAGTGTGAACAAGTTAACCCAAAAGCGGCAAACTTCACGTGTAAAGTGAATGATGGTATTAAGCTTCATATGCTTAAAAAGAAAACGGATTTGACCAATGAACAACAAAAGCGAGCGCAATATGAATGGGATAGAATTACCACAAACATTCTTCATGCTGGTGGTCATGGCTATAAAGTGACCGCAAACTTTTGGCCAAAAAATGCTATTCGAGAATGCCGCAAAGTTCATAAACGAATGAGATATAATTGCACTGATTACTTGATACAAAAAGACGGTAGCTATAAAGAAGCTAAGTAACATCATCTAGGCTCCTCCCACTGCTAAAGCACTGTCCAACTCAATCTCCATGCCTTCGGTCTTAACCTGTTTGGTTTTGACCCTGGCATCTTTGCTTTCAATCTCCAGTTTTACAGTAGCTTCATTTTTATTTAATTCCCGAGCAACAACCTTTCCAAAGTCTTCGGCTAAATTATTATTGTTAGACCTCAAGCCTGCAGAATATTTACTCGTTTTTGAAATGGCAGGTTGTTCATCATCAGCAAACAAACTCTTAATGCCTCGAATCCCATTGCCGACCGTTAATTCTGCTAAGTCGTTAAATATATCAATAGTAAATCTTTTAACGACAGCACCCAGTGCATGATCGATTGCTTTGGCATTTGTCCAAGCATCGGTTTTTTGAAATTGATCCATTGCATTAGCGAGGTCTTTTGTTGGTTTACTAACCAGGCTATCAATCATTTCAGACGTTTTATTGCTTACACTTTGCTTTGCTGCTTTTGCAGTGCTGGCATTGATACGTGCATTTTTTTCAATCAAACTACCATCTGCTGTTGTTGCAGCTAATTCACGAAGACGTTCTTCACCGCGTGGCTTTGAATAACCCTGAAAAACTTTTACGCCTGACTCGCCAAACAACTTGCCTAGCTTCCCAAAGTCACCGCCTGCGGCTTTATATATTTCAGGTATTAAGTCTGGGAGTCGACGAAGTAAAATACTATTTGGTTTCCTTGTTTCAATCCCTGCGCCACTCAATATTTTTTGAACTTCTTTTTTATTCAATGCAGAGACAAGTGATTTTATTGCTTCAGCAGCTTCGTCAGCAGACTTAACCGCATCAATCGTAATTTGTGCAACTGCACCGGCATCCCTTAATGTTTCAGCACTTGAACCAACGCTTGCGGTTACCGGTGAATACAAACCTTTCCCTGTTTTAGCGATTTCACGCAGAGGAACTGAGCCGGTAAGACTTTGCTTGTACTGTATGCCAAGAAATTCTTGTACCTGGGAAACTTCTGTTAATCCATTTTTAAATGCAATGGCAATCATTGCGCCAGCATCTTCACCTGCAGCTCCCGTCGCACGTATAAACTGCGCCAAGTTACGCAAGTTTTTCTGAGCGTTGGTAAAGTCACCCGTTTGAGCAATGATTTTATCGAAGCCACCAAGTAAAACGCTTTTATCCAGGCGAATACTTGGATCATTAGCCAGACCAATTAATTCTTTTTTTAGCTTAGCAATTTGTTCTGCTGAAGCCTGACCATCTGTTTGTAGTTGTGTGAGGTTTGCATCGAACTCGATGACTTTATTGGCAGAACGTATTGCGGCGGCAGCGGTTGCTATACCCGCCAGCTTTTTACCCATCGAACCAAAACTGTTGCTTGTCATCGTAGTATTACGACGTAACCCTTTTAGACTTCGGCTGCTATTTTTTGCAAAACGATCAATATATTGTTCGTTGCGTTTTGCTTGACGCCCAAGGTTCCCCTTAAGGTTAACAATAATAGATGTTAGAAGTTCATTCTGCATTTATATAACGCCAATATTTTAATACTTTATAAATTGAAAATTGATGCACATCATTCAAGCTCAAACCCGTGACCGATGAAACATCAATACATTTTCTTTCAAGGTGGGGAAGTATCCCCACTAAGGCTTTCCCTTTTCTGTCTTCTCCTTGAGTCCTTCTTTTACAAAACTTGCCTCATCCAGTGCTTCAGTTTTTTGTTGCAGCAAAAGAAAATCTTCAAGTTGTAAGTTATTTGTAAGCTCTTCCATTGAAAATGGCCCACTTACATCGTCCATACTCACAATCTGTCGACGAAAAATATTGCTGCCATATAAGGACGGGCTTAATACCAACTTGTGTTCAAGTTTCCCATCCGCATCAAGAGCAGAGATTAACTTTTCGGACTCTTCTTCAGCTTCAATTAAGTCAGCCGGGCCATAAGGACGAATGAAAGCATTTTTTAATATGCTTTCACCCATCTTGTAACCGTGCTTTAAAGGTACTTTAATCAGACTCATGCCTTACACCTTATCCAAACGTTCACAGGATAATTTCATTGGTGCTTTACCATTTCCTGCAAATGAAACGGTGTCTGTAGAGAAAGCTTTACGCATCATGTACGTTTGACCTGTGTCTGCTTCAAACATGGCTGTGGCATTGACCAAATTGGTTAACTCAATTGCATCAAAGCTTTTTGTTTGTAATACCGTACACTCCAGCATTGGCGGTTCTTCAGATGCACTGTGGTAAGTAATGCCACCATGCGTTTCTGGTTCGCGCTTATCTCCACCAGGATTGAGTGTTGCCTGGTTCTCGGTGGGTATAACGACGCCGTCAATGCGGATGATTACTTTTCCTGTAATTGCACTCATGATTCTTTATCTCCTGGTCTTTTTGATTAACGACGGAATTCGTTATGAATTGCAGTCACACGCATTTGACCAACCAACTTCGGTGAGTCGTAAATATTTAAACGTGCGGGATCATCAACAGCCACTTCTGCATTTAAGGTTTCTTTGTATCCCGCATAATCTTGCACCCAACCTTTGTCTTCCATTTCGGTATACAAAATGAGTAATTCAACCTTAGCAACTTTGGGTTGCATCACGGGTTGACCAGGTGCGACTCGCATAGAATCTTCAGCTAACTTATGACGTGGATACTTTTGTGCAAACATAGCGCGTTGTTCAAAACGAATACGCTCTAATGTTTCAGGCGTGTTGATATCGAGATAACTATCATCAGAAATCCCCGATGTATTTAATTGATATGTGGTGATTTGTCGCTCAATTTGAACGCTGCCATCACTGCCCACGGTGTAGGTTGCAATTCCATCAAATAATAATTGATTACGTTCAGTATCCGTCCAACGTGTTTCTTTTGTCGGAGCCATAATGCCGGTTAGCTTTAAACGTTGCAGTGGACGCGCAGGATCAATGCTCAAGTACTTCGCACCGATGATCGCATTCACGCTTGCCCAAATATAAGGGGGCTGTGGTGAAGCAGCGTTTATTCCCATGCAGGTCACGTGAGGATTATTGCGACCATTACCAAAGGTACCGGTTGCAGAATGAGTGCCACTAAAAGCAGCAAATGCACGTGCGCCAATTTGCCGCATTGGGCCCCAACGAGAATCAAGCTCGGTTTCTAATACAACCAGATTTGCTGTATCGGTAAATGGCATAACCATCCAGTTGTACCATTCATCACCAATTGCAGCGATGGTGGCTGTGACATCCGGGTTTGTTGTGCCACCGGCCATTGCACCAAACGTCATCACAACACCACCTGGTGTTTTCTCATCGTAATAATTCATACGAAGGTCAATATCGTTTCCAGTTTCACCTTTCCACTTACAAGCAAGGTCAACTTGATTGGTAGTAACACCATTAACAACGGCATTCACGGGCAAGGTGGTGTCTGCTGTAATGGCAGCAGCAATGGCGGTTGCAATCTCATCAGCGGTGTCACCTGAAGCCACACCAACTAAAACTTTTTTACCGGCAATATAAATCGCTAAGGTACCGGCACCGGTCGCATTACCGGTTGCAGTGATGGTTCCTGCAGCAGCTGCACCGGCACCGGCTTCATCTAAAGCGATGGCATAGGTTTCCATAAACTTGTCAGCATTTTTAATCGCTTTAATTTGTTCGGCTAACATTGAGCCTCGGCCAAAGTACTCTTCAGCTTGCTCACCGGTATTAACGCGTGTGGCAATATCAGCCGCAACGGTACCCGCCGCTAAACGTTGACCAATGACCAACACCTTAAAGTTAATGGTCGCATTACCGGCAAGGCGGTTATCAAACTCGACATAGGTACCAGGAATACGCAGAGCGGCTGGGATTTCATTAAATGCAATAGGCATGATTCATTACTCCTGGTTAGTTTTTGATTTTGTTTTTTTAGGGGCTACCGTTTTAACAACATCCCCATCTAGAATGCGACGAAACCAATAGGGATCGCTAGTCACAAACTCACCTTCAACTTTTAAATGACGGTTACGCTCTGGGTTACGCACCAGTACTTTCTCATCGGCAGGCTTTACAAAAATCTTGGCTGGTTGGTTCATAATATAAATTCCTTATTGGTCGAGTGTTACATTGTCTACTGCAGCAGGCTCATCTTCACCTGGTGCCATTGAATGTTCAGCGTGATAGGTTACAAAACCATTAAGCGCGTTTAAGTCCATCGTGTATTCAAATGCAAAATTAGGGATGGTCAACGTGACCGCATGAACACGCGCACCTTTTTTATCTTTTTTAATTGAAAATAAATTATCAATTCGACTGGCTCTTAATGTGCCAACGTCGGTTATGTTTGCGCCATGTAACAAAGGCATAATGACGTTTAAAATATCGTCTGGCCCAAGCACTCGCGCATCATTATTTGGATCGGTAACAACATAAACAACCCAGTTAGCATTAAAGGTGGCATCATTATAATCACCCGCTTCACGTCCACCCACAAAGGCAACATAGATGGCCGGTGTCGTTGTTAACCATCGGTCTAATATTTGGTCAGTTAGTCGACCCGGCAATTCATCAACATCACGCAACTTACCTTTAAGTGCGCTGGCATTGATTAAATTAATAATTTGCTGTGTGGTTGAAATAATCATTAGCCGTTCACCACCGACTGATAAAAGTCATCAACAATATTATTAATTTCATTTTCATCATCGGCATTAATGCCCATAACTGGTCGTGCATCCAACTCAACTGAATGGTTACGGCCTGTCTTTCCACCGTAGTGTTGAATAGCGGCATAGACCATATCTGAACCATGCTCAACACCGGAACCATCGATAAAAACATTGTGAGTATATGAGTCACGCAAATGTCCAAATTCAACAAGTGTTTTCCCACCTTCGTTTAATGCACGTTGGCTAGGTATTAATGCATTACCTTCCCAGTCTTCACCGCTAATAAAACGACGAGCAACCTCGCTATCTAAATAACCACCAATTTCATCAAACATTGGGCGGGTATCAACATCACCAAGACGTGATAAAAATTCACGTGCAGCAATGTCATTAATGCTATGGACTAAACGAACACCCATTAAAATGTTTCCCAATTTGTTTTGCTTTGACCTTGTCCTGCTTTAATCCGGCCTTGTGGTGTTGCGGTACCCGTGTCTTGTTCACCCAGGCTGGCTTTGTTCATTGAGATATCGCGCAACCATGAACGTGCCTGGACAAAACGATTTTCAACTTCTTCAGTGACACGGTCATCGCTTAAACGATGACGGGCAATATCAGCACATACATCAACTAACGAACTACCATCAATCATTGCTTGCGTTAAAGGCAATGTGTATCGAGGGCTGATGTATGAGTTAATAAAATTTGTTGCGCCTGTAATGGCTTTATTTATTTTTACCAATGCCTGGTCTGCAGCTGCGATATCTGCTGCGCTATAAGCAGCACGATCACCAGCCTCAACAGTCAGTCGAAGCAGAACACCATCAACAGCAGCATCATTAGTAGATAATATGGCGACTTCCTTGTCGCCAAATAAATCTAGTAGCTGTAATGCAGTGGCATACATTCAGTTAGCCTTGGCCATCTTTAGCAAGCATTTCCATCCATGCCTGGTTACGTTCATCTGCTTTCACTTTCCAGCCAAGTAACTCGGTAAGCACATTGGCATCTGGTTCATTGCTCTTTGTCCAGTGCGCTTCATCTTTTTTATCTAATCGGCCAATGGCTTCTTTGATAGCAACGATACGATCGGCGAGTTGTTCAGGTGCGTTTGTTAAATTAACAACATTTGTTTTGCCGCTTTCTGGTTCGTCTTCTTTTTCATCGGGAAGACTGATCACAGGCGGGTTTGTATTCAACAAAGGTTCGGCATCTTCATCACTTAATGTAATGCTGTCACCAACTTCATACTGTTTATCCATTAACAAACGGTGATCGACTTGATATTTAACTTTAGAGTTGCTCATGATTGTTTCTCCGGTTATTGGCTCCCTGGTCATGAGGTGCACCTCATGACCAGATCATCACCTTCGCTTCTTTTGGGGTTGATCTTTACGCTACTGCGTTTTGAATGAAGTACGCCAAGTCATTCGCAGTGATGAGTTCTTTAACAGACTCACCAACACGAACACGTTGTCCACCATATAGGCCGATATTAGAATCTTCTTTGGCTCCGGCAATTCGACTGCCAAATTGTGCAGTTAAGGCAAACGTCATGCCGCTACGGGTATCTGCCATTACGTCCCGGTATTGCAAGCTGATGTGTTTACCCCATGCACGTTGCAGTGCAGGTGCTTGACCTTTCTTGGCAGTGTTGATTCGTGCTTCACCAACAAGAATATCTTCGAGCTCAAACAGCTCTTTAATGGCGTCACGATGTGCAACACCTTTATCGCCACTGTTGCCGTGGGCAGCCTTAACAACATCAGGATGACGTGCAAGAATTGAATATGCTTGACGGCCAATGGTCATAATGTTGCCACGCATCACCATGTTATCAAGTGCATCCATAAGCACACCGATAGGATCGGAGTTTGCAAAGTCACTAAACTGGTTAACACCGGCTAATGTTTGCTGGCTGCCTGCCGCATAGTTCGCTGCATTGAACACCATGTTAGCCACACGTACTTCACGACCTAATTCAATGAGGTTAGACGTTTGTTCAACCGACTTGCCCAGTGGATCATAATTTTCTGGTGCGTTATCAATGTCGCTTTGTGGTATTTTGTCATCAAGACCTTGATCAACTGTTGATGCAGTTTCTTCAGTCGCAGAAAAGCTCACTTCATTGGGTTGCGACTTTCGCCCAACTTTAGTATCGGGAACTGTAAAACCTTCGGCCAGGTCATGTTTAAGATATTTAAAGTCTTCTTTATTGACTGGAACACGTGGTGCAACTTCATCCGCAATCATGCGTTTGTTTTTATACGCAATTGAAATAGCCGTTAGGTCAGGTTGAATTGGAAATGGTGCTGGCATAATTATTTACTCCTAATTTATTTTTTTAAATAGACTTAAGCTAGGCTTGGAGCCAGCAAAACATCTGCAATGTCGCCTGCAACGGCATTAACCATTGCAAAACCAATAATGCGTTCGGCACTTGCTGCATTAGTAACCGCGTTTTGCACATAGGCTGCTGCCGTGTTTTCAACGTGCGTATGTCGTGTTGAGGCAACGGCCTTACCATTTGCATCTGTCGTTACCGGATCACCACGGTTAATTGCACCACCTACTTCAATTTCAGCAATGCCTGCCACAATGACATCAACGCGGTCGTTTGCTGCAGCTGCTCCGAGTTCGCCGGTAACGCCAAAGATAAAGTCAGTATCAGCAGCGCCTGCTAACACTTGTCCATCTGCAGTGCCTTGCTTAACAATAATGTTGGCGGCAATCGCTGCTTCGGCAACAAAGTTTTTAGTTAGGGTCGGGTTCATAATTTATTTCTCCTGTTAGACTTATCTATGAATAAGCCTGATTACTTGTTTTGTTTGTTAACGTGAGCAACCGCCTGGCTAACACTCACTGTGATGCCTTTATCAGACTGTTCTTTTCGATATTCAGTTGCAGCATCCGCAATGGCCTGTGCATCATCGCCATCAACACCATCAGAATTACCCGCATCACTTTCTTTAAAGTCGATTTGTTTGCCGAGCGATGCGGTGAAGTCGTTAAACCAGTCAAGCGGTGATTTTTTGATAGTTTCTTCTTTACCTTTTTCACCGGCAGAGAATTCAAAATTAGCTTCGTCGTTATCTGAAAGCTGCAGCATGAACTCAGACATGCCTTCAGTTTGAGCAGGTAATAACCTGCCTTCATCAACTAGCGCAGTAATATTTTTGCTGAATTCAACAACTAATCGTTTATTGCGTTCAGCTGTTAATTCGGTTTCATGTTCTTTTTGTTTATTGGCAAATTCTGCTTCAGTATCTGCTTTGGCTTGTGCTGCAGCTTTTTCTACAGCATCATCCATTTGTGCTTGTGAGAACTCGGGCATGGGTTCATCTCCTGTTTTAGTGGGTTCTGGTTGTGAATAGGACGTGGGGGTATTGTTATCTTCATCACGCAAGTTGTTTGCATGGTCAGATAGACTTTCAATTTCATAATCGGGAATAACACTGTCCGCTGTTTCAACATCGAACTTGTTAATAATGAATTCACGCATACGACGCATCATGCGGCTTATAATGTTGGGTGTGATGCTGTCCTGGTATGAATAGTCAAAACACTCATCATCGGTATTGGCGTTATAGATTGAGTCCATGCCTCCAATGGCTGGAGGAACCGCGCCCAGGAAGCCGACATGCTTTAAATAAAAACCATCGGCACCTTTACCAATACGAATAGAACGGTTTGGCCAGAGTCCGTTTTCAACACCTTTGGCAAATTCGTCGTGCAGTTTGTCACCTTTAACCGACAACACATTGCCATCACGCTTCAGATCATGAATCCAACCATATGCCGGTGCATCTGTTTTAGGGTGGCCGATTACCATTGGCGCACCACTAAAGATATTCTTATCAATAAGCTTCTTGGTGTTGGTTACAATTTGGTCTAACTCATTTTCAGTCCAAACTTTCTTTGTACCGTTAGAGTCAACTTGTTCGCCACCAACGAAGGCAGGAAAGAAGTCATCGAGACCTTTGAAGTCATGTGTTTTTGTTTTTGATTTGTCCATGCCGTGAAGCATGAGGGAAAGAGGGTGTTGGATATAGAGGGGAAATGTTTCCCCCTTATTATTAACGGCTGGTTTTTATATGCTGCATGTACTTGAAGACAAACGCAAGCAATAAATTCTAACCACAACAAAAGAGGGAAATAATTATGCTTGGTTCTATTAAGATTCATCATGTCATTCTGGCATTACTAATGAGTATGGCGATGATGTTGGCAATGGCTGGCCCAGCTACGGCTGCCGGTTGTTCTAATCCAACCCATCAACATTACTTTTCACTAAACTCAACTAACACGATGCCATCTATGGTTGCATCTAATGAGACAACCATTAAGTCATTCGGCGAAGAAACTATTTTAGTTGCAGATAAAGAAACCGAAAAGTTTAGTTCATATAATAAGACTGGAATTCACCGTGTATTTGCAGACAGTGGCTCAGGTTATTTATATGCTCGAAGCGGTATTGGAATAGCTAAACGCAGTAATCGACAAGTTATGGTGGTTGCCTTTAAGCATCGAATACAGTCTGATGCTTGGGATGATGTGAAACGACAATAAAGTAAGAAGTAAAAATAGAAGATATAAAAAGGCCACTTGAAGTGGCCTTTTTTCGAGAAGGAGGTATTAGTATGTTTTCTTTATAAATATTTCTATGGCTTCATAATCCTTAATTGCTTTTTTATATTTACTATAAATTGTTACATCTGCTTTTATTTGTAATTTCCCGTGAAGTTTTTTCGGAATAATGCTTTCATCAAGAGTTACCTTAGTTCTCTTGTCAACCGTGCCAGGTATTGTTCCAGCCCAGCCTTGTGATAACCTATCCCGATCACTAGCAAAAATCATTACTGTCGCATTAGAAAGGTTTTTCGTCTTTTCTTTTGGCTTGGGTGCTTCGTATTCTTCTGGTACATGTTTGATAATTTCAGGTGCAATGGTTAATGAGCTGTTCCCATCTATTTGTAAGCTGGCATCAGGATCAAGTTTTGCTGGTTTAATGATTTTCACGACATCCTTCACCAGTTTCTTTTTATTGGTAGTTGTCGCGGATTCAATAATTGCTTTGAATTCATCACTCTTGATATCAAATTCACCAGCACCAAAATTAATAATAGTATTATTGTAGGCTTCAATGTGAGTTGTTGGTTCACCGCTATCTTTGGTGATATACATAACCCCAGCACCAATCATGCCAGCAAACAATAATCCCATTAGTGGTTTTAATGCTTTTCTGTCATCACCCGTCATATCACTAAACCCACCTTTTCTAAATTTTCTAACTGCTTCACGGAACCGATCGTACTCTTCTTGGCCGCCAAAGACAAAATCAATTATTAAGTCTTCGCGTAAACTTCCTGAATACAACTCGTTAACGTACACATTAACATCTTTAATTTTAACTCCAGGCAACATATCTTCAAGCATTGCCGGTGTACGCTTAACAAGTGATTCAATACCTTGAAGGGATGCTATTAACTCTGGAATTGGTACGGGTTCTTTATTGTTATAGTACAGCTCATGATCTACTGCAATTGAATATGTTTGTGCCATTTATAACCCCTTATATATTAATATCTATTTTTAATTCTTTTCTTATTGCTTCTGCTGTCATATCAATTATTAGCCGGTGTTATCTGACAAGACAAAACATCAACACCTCCTACCTTTGATTTATTGGCTGCAAACCTCACGTCGTTCAACGTTACAAAACTCTCTTTTCCTTCTATTGCAGAATTAGCTACTTCAGCTAGTTGAAACCTTTGCTTATCATTTTTTGATACCACACCAATATGCCCAAAAGCTAGGCAACGAATAATTGCTTTTGTCGCATCGGTTGATGTGGATATATAAGAAATAATTTGAGACTGATTTTTATCGATGGATAAAACGACATTACTTAGACTGGTATTAGCTACCCAAACATTGCCATTGTCCGATTGCTTCCAACCAGTCACCTCAAAAATTCCGTTAGCTCCAGAGACAAATGCTTTTATTCTTTCTGGTTCGTATGCTGCTGATGCAAAAGTTGGCAATATTGCCAAAAACATCCCAATTATGACTTTCTTCATGAATTTCACCTTTTCTTATTGTTTAAACATCTTCAAAACCCCTTCAAAAACGGCACAGCGCCGATTTCATATCCAGGGTGATAACATCATGGCGGCATGGGGGGTATACCGGCCTTAAAACGGCTCTCAGGGCGAAAGTCGTTTTCAGTTAGATTTTTATTAATTCAAAGTCCAGATTAGGCAATACCATATCGACATCATCATACTTTGGTGGCAGTTCCAATAGTACGTTGTTGTCGCTATTTGTGTTTTCGACATTCGACTTCGAGCATGAGGTGTTGGTGTTCGTTGTCTTTGTGAAGGTTGTTTTTTTAAATGGCGAGCCGGTTTGTATTAGCTCGGCTCTTAGCTTTCTATTTTCATAAACCGTGTCGAAAAAGACATTTATGGAAAGGGTTGCAATTGCACCAAGCGTTATCCATATAATTGGGTGTCTTGTCTTTACTGCAGGTTGCGGATTATCTAGCTGAGTGAGCACATCACCCACTGAAAGGGATTTTTGTGATTCCGCTTTTATTTTTATTTGTTTAAGCCACTGATCCTTTTTTTTGCTCATTCATATCTCCTTCCTGTTTTTCGGATTCATCCGCTAACTTCAGCAAATCAATTACATTTGCGCTATCGGGGATTTCGTTTCCATCATCATCACGAATGTGCGGGTAAAGCATTCGGATGACCTTGGCTTTTTTGGCTGGGGAAACCTTTAGTCCAAGTTCATTAATATATAACTCTACGCAAGCGATGGCAATTTCTAGGGATTCCGGATCAAATGAGTCGAATTCACCATCAACTTCATACTCACCAGAATCATCATCGAGCATCATGGGTGTCTTTCCATAAAACAACCAATCCATAGAAATACCTTTTTCGTATGCCCATGTAACAAGCTCTCTATATGGAACTGTTCCTCGCTTTCGCCACGTAGGGATATTGCTCGATGAAACATTGAGTTCTCGAGCAACAGCAGCATCTCTATGCACACCAGCGAATTCTCGCACACGATCCAGTAATAAATTTAAAGAATCACTCTCATTTTCAAAGTTATTGCTTGACAATGCGAGCTCCTTGTTTAAAATGATTGCAGACGCGAACAAATTCGCTCGCAAATTCAAATAAAAAGGCCAAAGTTAGCCTTACATATATATAGGTATCCATTATGCACCATGCTGACATCTTCTGCCTCCTGATGAAGAAAAATGTGACGCTCACCTCTCTAGCTAAAGAAGAAGGCGTTGTCATTAGCGTCGTTAGTGAAGTCATCCGTGGCAAAAAAGCCAGCTTTTCTGTTGCCACAGCCATTGCTGCAAAAGTGGGCAAAAGCCTCAACACTCTTTGGCCAGGTAAATACAACCATACCCCACGTCCATTACGCCGTCCTTCTGCCCAAACAAAGGCGGCAGCATGATTACTCATCCTTCAGAAAAGGGTTCGGCAAAACAAACGGCCAAACGTCAACGGAACAGGTTCGTAAACTTCGATGAATCTGGTATGCGTCTGCAGCCATTTGACGATAGCTGCCACCCGGATGTAGATCTGGATCGTCCAGCGCGGTCAAAAACTTTGCTGCAAGCTGAAAGTTCCAATAAGCAGCAAACGCCAGCTTGGTTTGATTATCTTTCCAATCTTTCTTCTTTGAACGCTGTAAAGGTGTTGCAGCCATGTATTCATTTATATCTTGGTTATGCGCTTCCCGCCATTCGCGAAACGCCGAAAGGCCCAGTTCTTTTAATTCGCCTTGCAATGACACTACCTGCTCATCCGTTAAGTCGCCGACAACTTCTTTTGCCAGTTCTCTTGCATTGGCGGCGTATTTATAAACGTGCTGCATTGTGGTGCTCCTTGTCGTTTTCAGTCAAAAAATAATACCCCCAAACGGAGATTACGTCAGTGGAAAATAACGATAAAAAAATTACCACCATTCAACCTGATTTGTTCCAGCAACTTGGTAACCAAGAACCGGACTACTTATCAGAAAACGCACCTGACCTGGATATCGAACAAGAATTCATGGGGCAAGTTAAATATGTCTTGCGTCAATCTAAAAAAAGAGGATTGAGTCGAGACCGAATCATTGAACGAATGAACTTATGTTTACCTGAAGAACTTCACATTACCAAACGTCAACTTGATGCGTGGTGTGCTGAGTCAAAAGAGTATCACCACTTTCCTGCCATTTATTTACCGGCCTTTATCTGGGCAGTCCGAGGTGTGCTTACCCCGATAGAAGTGTTAACGGGTGCTTTGGATTTGGTGGTGCTAGATGAGCAAGAACAACTCGCTGCTGAGTTGGGTCGGTCAATGCTAACCAAAGTTCAGGCTTCAAAAACAGAACGTCTAATTAAAAAGAAATTTGAGTTATACAAATAAACATTATCAAGGAGAAAATAACAAATGAATTTAAAAAAAGAAGAATTAAGAATTAACTATCTAAACGTAATGCTTAATACGCTTACTTATATTACACAGCCAACAAAGAAAGGGGACGAAAGAACAGTTGATAAGTCCGCGCTGAAATTAATTGAAGCATGTGAAAAAGAAGGTCAGGTGATCGGAGTCGAACTTGTACATCTCACGATAGCGGCTCGCGACTTAAAAGACTTTGTTTCTGAACTAGTTAAATCGGTTGACACTATAACAGTTCCTGATTGTCGTAAAGGAGAAACACACTAATGAATAAAAGTTTAAAAAATATTCCATCACACATTGTAAAGTTTATTGGTGGTTTAGAGCTTAAGCCTATTTCTGAAGTAATGAAGTTGTCTGATGAAGAGCGGTTTAATCATGCAGCTATAGGTCATCAATTAGAGTTGGCAGGTATTTTATACAAAGGATTTTCACTGTTAGGGCTAAAAGAAAATCTTGGTCATGGTGAATATATGTCTGCTTTGGCGAAACGAGGCATGGGTAAGGATGAAGCTTGGAAGGCGACAAATCTAGCCGTTTTAAGCACCCGTGTAAGCGCGCCAAATTTCGCAGCGCTGCGAAATTTGTCACCTACAAAGCTAGGGATGATGGCCAAGTGGGATGATGATGAACTAGATGCCTTTTTCTCTGGACAGGAAGTCAGAGGCATTACTTATGATGACGCTATTACTTACCCTACCAGAGAAATGGATCGCCGCATCAAGGCATCTCAAACCAGCAACAACGAACTTGAACAGAAAATCGAAAAACAAAATATTGCTCTTGCCAAAGCCGAAGAGGAAATTCGTCTCTATAAGAAAAGTAAAAATTCAATAGAAGGTTTTGATTATCCACCTTCGGTTGAGCGTGTGCGAATTGAAAGTTCTGTATTAGGCAGTCAAGCCATTCAATGCCTTGATGACATGGAACAGTTCATGGTTGAACTCACTCAGGCTTCCGATTTAAACAGAGACAAGAAAAAACAGGAGGCTGAATTCTCAGCCGGCGCATGCACTTTATATATCAACCTTAAATCGGTTTATAGCAAAGCTTCTTACTTATTAAAGTGGTTTGAAGAAACCGTTGGTGATGACTATATGCCAACCGATCCTATTGACACCCCGTTGCTTACCCAAGAAGAAGCCATGCAGATTTTTAACATGCGTGAAGTAATGCTGATTGAACACGGCATGGAAAAACAAGCCCGTGAAAGCCAGCGTAAAAGTAATCGCCGCAAAAATAAAAAGGCTAAGAAATGAAATCTATACCAAAGCTTAAAGTCGTGAGTGAGAGTACAGAGCTTGTGACTGCGAAAGATGCATGGCAAAGGCTGCCTGCTGCCAAGCGTCAACTGGCAACCGATCGTGGACGAATTGTAACCGAGGCAAGGCGTATTTCTGAATCGGAAGGTCGTGCCTTGCGTGATGCAATTGAATTAATGCTACTACGCATGAAGGCAGAGGAAGATATTGATACCGGCCTTATTAAGGTGGCTAAAGCTCTGGGTAAAAAAGGAAAGCTGCCCAGCCTTTCAACCATTACCCGCTGGGTCAGTGGCTTTGACAAACATGGCTTGATTGGCTTAGCGCCTAAACATAAAGGCAGTGAACAACAAGTGTATGGCTGGGAAGCGCGAGCCATGCACCTTTATAACAAACCGAGCAAGCCAGCTATTAATGCTGTAGCGCGAAAGCTAATGTCAGAGAACTGGGAAAACGTGTCCTATGATCGTGCTTACCGTTTCCTTAAATCTTTACCGGCACAACTCGGTGATAAGAGCAAAGGCCGAATGGGCGACCGCCTCTTTGTTAACACACAAAAATCATTTGTTCGTCGCAGCACTGAAAACTTACCAGTTGGCGATACCTTTCAAGGTGATGGTCACACATTAGATCTTTATTTAAAACATCCGACGGGTAAGAAACCGTGGCGTGCTGAATTGACTCTCTGGCTAGATGTGGCGAGTCGTTATGTTGTCGGATGGTTTTTGAGTGATGCTGAAAGTGCTCACTCAACACTGTTTGCCTTGAGTCATGCAGTATTGAGCCACAACCATATTCCATCAATATTACACATTGATAATGGTAGCGGTTATAAAAACAAAATGATGAGTGATGAGTCCACCGGTTTTTATTCACGACTTGGGATCGACATCATGCATTCATTACCTTACAACGCAAAAGGCAAAGGGCATGTCGAACGTTTCTTCGGCACGATGGAGCGTGACTGCAACAAATGGTTTGATTCTTACTGCGGTGCAGACATGGCCGATGAAGCGATTCAGCTTTTATTAAAGAAGCATAAAAAAGGTGAAGTTGAATTACCAACCGCTGAGCAGTGGATGGCTAGGTTTAACGACTGGCTGGTTCAATACCATAACAAACCACATGATGGTTTAAACGGAAAAACACCGGCTGAACTTTGGGCGACACTTGATGCCTTCCCGCTAGAAGAAAACATGCAAAGCAAGGCACTTTTCTGGCCGCAAAAAACACGCATGGTTAAACGTGAGTCAATTCGATTGGACAACCGTGAATACATGGCACCCGAGCTAGTTCAATACAACAACAAGAATCTCACCGTTGAATACAACATTCATAACGATGCTTTTATTCGTGTGCTGGATGATAAAGACCGCTGGATTTGTGATGCCAAACTTATTCAAAAAGCAGACTACATGCCTGCATCTCGTCTTGTTGAAGCCCGCATGAATAAAGAGAAGAAAGCGGTTAAACGTCTGGAAGTTCACGTTCAAGAGCAACATGATCGTGCGGGTTTATCTATTACCCACGATCAAATTATTGATGATGTTGAAATGCTTGATCACCAATGTGATTCAACGTTGTTAGAAAAGACAACGGGAACCGAAGTTCCCGTTGATATCAACCTCGGTGTGCGAACCGAAGATGATATTGATTTTACAGATACCAGCTACCTGGATTAACAACAAAACCAACAAGAGGATTATATCAGATGAGTCAAACAACGGCCATACAGCACCAACAAAGCACGCAGGAATATCCTGAAACATGTCATGCCAGTTACACTGAGAGCGACATCACAAATGTGCATAGCATTGTGGACTGGATTAATGATGGTCAACATCATGAGCCCGGCTATAAAAATCAACGTTCGCAAACTAAATTAAGCAAAGCAGCTAAAGTTAATGACTCCACATTGAATACGATTCTTCGTGGGAAGTATGTGAGCTCTCCAACCAAGTTCATAAAAAAAATGTTGGACGCTATTCGTCGCTGGGATATGCGTGAGGAAGAAGGTGTACATGACTGCGCCTTTGTTGAAACGTCGGTTTATCGTACTGGCATAGCAGCGTGTAAGCGTGCCCACCTATACCGCAGTTTTGCTGTATTGAGTGCTTTCGTTGGTACCGGTAAAACGCGCACATTAAAATACTACGCTGCTAACAATTCCAATGTTGTTTTAATTGAAGCAACGCCAGACATGAATGCCTCTGTTCTGGTCACCGAGCTAGTTCAACAAACAGGTGCAGTGGTTCATAAAACAAATAGATATTCTGCGGGTACTAAAGCAGAAAAAACTGCAGCGATTATCCAGGCTTTAAAGGGTACTGATAGTTTATTGATATTAGACGAAGCAGAAACAGTGAGTACGGCCACGCTGGAATACGTGCGGCGCATAAGTGATAAAGCCAACATCGGTGTTGTTTTATCCGGCACTGAAAAACTTCAACCGCTCATTAAAGACCCTCAAGGTAGATTTGGACAAATCAGTTCACGAGTTTGTTTCTGGCCGCCTGTTATTAAAGGCATCACGCAAGATGATTCTAATGCGTTAGCAACGGCCGCATTAAGTGATTTTGATGTAGAACTCTCTGAAGAAGTACTCGATGCCTTTTGGCAGATGTGCGATGGCTCTGCCCGTGTGCTTGTCTCGGCACTTATTCCCGGCATTAAAGATTACGGTTTAAAAAAGAAAAAAGAACTCACGCCAGAACTTATTTTTAAAGTCGGCCAGGAATTACTTGGCTTCAAAAAATCACGGAGGATTTAATGATGCAAACATATAGCGATGAATACATTGAATACTGGGCAGATATTTATTTGCAATATGAAATATCTAAAAAGTTCATTTACTTTGAGGCTTTCTTGCAAGATCCAGAAAGTATTTTATATGCAGTTAAATCAACTGATGCGTTACTTGCTGCTGTTGATGAACTAGATACGTTGCTTCCTGGTCATGAAGACATTGATGAGGCAGAAGCGATGCAAGAAGAAATGGAATCTGCTTATGAGCGGCAGGGGCATGTTCTTGAAATGCAGGGTGATAAAACAATTGAAAAATTCCATCATCATGATCCTGCTAAAAAGTGGAAAACAAACACGGGCAACAAATCAAGGAGAGCATCATGAGCGAGTCCATTGGTTATTGTGAGTGCTGCGGTTTAATGGAGCATCACCGCATTGAAGGGTTGTGCCCTGGGTGCATTAAAAAAGCTGTGAACTTCAACGAGCTAAAAGATGATTTTCCCTTAGGTGTTGAGGCAGCAGACGTTTCAACAATTGATGGTTTTAAAGGAGCCGATCATGGAAGCTAGTGTTGAAACGCATTCTGGCCGCATAGTGCATTTTTTGTCGCCGCAAATTGATCAAATTGCATTTGCTGATATTGCCTGGGCGCTGTCTCGCGCACCACGTTATAACGGTCATACTCACGGTGAGCACCCATACTCTGTTGCGCAGCACTCGGTGTGGGTAGCCTTTATTGCTCAACATTTTCTTAATGCGAATAAAGAAACAACACTACAAGCTTTATTTCATGATGCCCATGAAGCCTATACCGGCGACATAGCAACCCCACTAAAATCAATACCCGGTATTTTGGAAAACATTAAGCCTATTGAACAACGCTTACAACACGCTATACATTCTGCGCTTTCAATTTCAGAACCAACCGAGCCTGACTTAATTACCATTAAACAGGCAGATCAAATTGCGCTGGCAGTCGAGGCACATCATTTAATGTATTCCAATGGTAATGGGTGGGCTTGTAAAGACGATGTGCCCGAAGAACTCTATGGTTTTTTTTGGCGAACACTACCCGCTCAAGAGGCACATGAATTATTTTGGATGGCAAAAAATTATATCGACCGTGGTTTTAAACTGGAGGAACTATGGCGCTCTATTTAAGTTGCCCTGAGTGTGCTGCGAAGTTTGACCTGGGTCAGGCAATGGAAGATGCCGATGCACGTCGATTAATGGATTTAATTAAGGACATACAACCCTTAGTTATTCGTCCTTACTTTCGCTACTTAAAATTATTCAAACCACAAAAGCAAGGTTTACGCTGGTCAAAAATGTTAACGCTAACAAAAGAACTGGCTCCGATGATTAAGGATGCTCAAATAAAACATAACCATGCAATGTATGCCGTGCCACCAACAGCATGGGCAGAGGCAATGAATGACCTGGTCGACAACCCACCAGCAACATTAAAGCTGCCGTTAAAAGGGCATGGGTACTTATTATCCATTCTTGCCGCCAAGGCTGAAAAAGTGGCAGCCAAAGAAGAACGCAAAACAGAAGAAAGAAAGCAGCGTCCGCGTGAAGGTGTTGAACAACAGCCTAACCAGGTATCGAACGTGATCAAAAAAGCAAAACCAAAAATGCCAGAAGGTTTTCTTAGAAAAGCAGTTTATGACAATAAAAACAATCAAGAGGAATGAGTATGGATATCCAGATTCAAGAACGGCTTGAAATTAAACATAAAGTTGATGCCTTGTTAAAAAAACACATGGGGCCAGAAGATTGTATTTTAATGAATGAAATATTTGTTGAAGTCACAGGGGGACACATCATTCCTAATCGCCGTTTAGATCAGACTCGCTTTATTAGAACCATCATTAAAGAGCTTCGTGAACAGGGATGTCCCATTGGTATTAAGGGTGGTAAGAATGGTGGTTACTTCACCGCCCGTAATGATGAAGAACTGAAAAAAACAATTGAAACATTCCACAGTCGAGCCATGAGCTCACTCAAACAAGAAGCGGCATTAAAACGCATTAGCTTTAACGAATTACTTGAACAATATGAACTTGAACTTTCACTAGAAGCAACACAGGAGAAAATAGCATTATGAGCAACTCAGCAAAACAAATCCCTGACGGGTACATGCAAGATCAACAAGGTAAGTTGGTGCCCTTTGATATGGTACGACCAATTGATATTGAACGTAATGACATGGTTCTTAATCTGGTTGACCAGGCAAAAACAAAAAGCGTCGAGTTAGCGGCATTTAAACAAAACGCAATGAACGCGATTGAAAAATTTGTTAACCACTCTGGCAGAAAGTACCAGGTAAAGATGGGCGGCAATAAAGGCAATGTCACGCTTATGAGTTATGACGGTCGTTTTAAGATTCAACGTGCCATTGCTGATCATCTTGTTTTTGATGAACGACTTCAGGTTGCCAAAGAACTCATTGATGAATGTATTAATGAATGGACAGAAGGAAGTCGTTCTGAAATCAAGGTATTGATCAACGATGCTTTTCAAGTCGACAAACAAGGCAGAGTGAGTACTTCAAAAATATTAGGCTTACGTCGTCACGATATTAAACATCGGAAATGGAAGAGAGCGATGAAAGCCATTAGTGATTCAATCCAAGTCGCTGGTAGTAAGCCATATATACGCATCTATGAACGTATGGGTGATACTGATGAGTATAAACCTATTCCGTTAGATGTGGCTGCGTTATGAATACCCCTAACTTCGTGGAAGCCATGAACATACTTGCACATGACAATAATATGCCACTTAAAAAACAAGATGAATGGCCTGACTTTATTAATTATGAATTACTTGAAAAACAGGCATCTTCTTTTACAAAAGATGAATTAAATATTTTTGTTGCAGGAGAAATTAGCGAGATGAATGCTTTAGCAAAAAAACATAAGTGTGAAATGCTGAATATGTTTTTAAATGAAGCATTTGACGGTTCATTGAGTGGATATTTTTTCTATCCATAATAAAGATATTTACTATGACAAATAAAATAGATGACATGTTTGGTGATAAGCCGCCTCGGCAAAAACCTAAAGTTATTGCTCACGTGATTGATGCAGGTGAAGGTGCTTTATTTAAGTGTAAAAAATGTGGCTGGAAACGGGCTGGTTATTTGTAGGAGATAAGTTTACTAAAACTCAAGTCTTGCGTGGTGTTCCATGTGAAACGTGCAACGGAGGAAATAATGAGCAATCCAAAAATTGAGATTGAATTTTGTGTCTTTAAATTGGCAAGCTGGGCACCGTATTTACCCAATCAACATTTCGACTGGGCATATCGAGTGACATCACAAACTGGCAATCAAGTGATTGGTGTATGCAATGGTAAAAAATCTATCGCTAAACAAAAAGCAAAAGCCGTTGCTAATAAAATGAAGCTTCTGGCGGTGAATGGTCGTGACAAGTATAAGTTCAGCATTGCAAAAGCACATTAACAACACACCAGACTGGGTGTGCTGGGTTGCGCAAAATGCAGATTGTCAATGGCGTGGTTATGACAATATGCCAGTGATTGGATTAATACCCAGTGGTGTTTCTGATGATCACCAGATGTATGAGGACTGGCTTTACGATGTTGAACATGGAGCAACAGAAATTCAATCAATACCGTTGTTTCAGGATAAACCAAATCCTAATTGGCAAAAAACGTGTAAACGAGTACGGAGAATAATAAAACGATGAAAAATTTACTGATAAGCATAACTATATACATAAGCATGATTGCCATGATGATTGCTGATGAATTTTATGAAATCCAATATGCAGGAAATTTAGCTATGTTTATCGCATGGTTTTATATAATTATTGGATTTATAGCAATTACTACTAATCCAGAAGAATTATTCAAGGATACTCCTTCGTTAATCTGGTTACAAAGATCATTCCAATATCTAATGATTGGCGTGATGATAATGATTGGGTGGACGGTAACTGGGCTATTCTATTTTTTAGCAGCTAGTGCATTTCATTTTAAGTACGCTATCTATCTAGAAAAACGTATAAGCGAGAAAAAAGAAAATGAATCCTGATTTAATAAATGGCTTGTTTGAATTAGTTGGCAGTTACTTCACATGGATGAATGCGTGGATATTATTCAAAGAAAAAGAAACGAAAGGTGTTTACTGGCCAACGTGGATGTTCTTTAGTGCATGGGGATTATGGAATCTCTATTACTATCCTGCACTGGGTCAGAGCTTTAGCTTTTATGCTGGCATTGTTTTAGTGGCGGGTAATATTACCTGGGTTGCTTTGGCAATGTATTACAAGTATTTCAAGGAACCACAAAATGCCTAAACGTTCACCTCGCGCTAGATGTTATACCTTGCTGGCCATCGGTAAAAAACAGCTGGGCTGGGATGATGACTTTTATCGTGATGTGTTCCTGGTTAAGTTTGGCGCCACTAAAGTAAATGGTCGTGTTTCGGCAAGTACTCTGGATTTTGGCAAGTTACACGAAGCGGTTGAATCCATGAAGCGTTCTGGTTTTAAGCCGGTAAAGAAAAATGTTACTTCACGTATGAGTGACTGGCGCGTTCCCCGTATTAAAAAAATTACTGCAATGTGGTTTGCGCTACATAAAGCTGAAGTCATCAACAACCCCAGCGAAGTGGCTATGCAGCGGTGGTGTGCCAGCATTACTAAAAAAGCCAAACTGGAATGGGCAACGGCTACTGATCTCAACAACTGTATTGAAGCATTAAAATCCTGGGCGCATCGTGAGCATGTCAAACTTGACCGATAATCTAAACATTGAGCATGAAGATCTTAAGCTGGTTGATCCAAAACTGTTGCCGCCGCAAATGCGAGCTTTTATTCAAATAATAGGTTTACCTGATACGATCACTTTGCTCAATAAAAAAGGTGGCACGGTATTACGTGTTCCTATTGAAGCGCGAGGAACTAAACTTGAGCAAATTATTGGATATGACTCTGCTCATAATTTATGTCAACATTTTGGGGGTAAAGTCATTGACTTACCTAAGGCAGATAAAATATTAATACAGTTACGTAACATTGCTATTAATAGCGCAAGAAATAATAAGGATATAAATAAACGATTATCTGTGTCGCAAGCTGCTTTAAAATTCAACCTGACCACACGCCATATCACAAACGTATCGCAAGATAATAATGAAAACCCAACCGGTGACCTTTTCGATTGACATAAATTATTAAAGAGCACATTATAATAATCACCCTCTCCCTTTAGTGGGGAAACGTTTCCCTCCTATACTCAACCTCTTTATCCTTGCATGCTTTAGGCATGAAAAATGATTTAACAAATTGGCCAAAGGCACTCGATTGGGTATTTGGTGCTGAAGGCGACTATAGCGATGATGCTGATGACGCAGGTGGTGCGACACGCTTCGGTATTTCTCTTCGATATCTGAAAGGAAAGGGTTCGCTTGGCGATATCGATGGTGATGGCGATATTGACGCACAAGATATTCGTGAGTTAAGTAGAACATCTGCAGCTCCTTTTTATCGAATGGATTTTTGGGATAAATGTCGTTGTGGTGACATGCCTTTCCCGCTTGCCGTAATTATTTTTGACCAGGCAGTCAACACAGGTTCCCGCACTGCAGCACGCATGTTGCAAAAACACGTGGGTGCAAAACCCGATGGTGTTATTGGCTCAATTACTCTATCTAAAGCCATCGTTCAATTCCGTAGAAACCCTACATGGTTTGTTGCTTCTTATATGGGCAAGCGTTCTCACTACTACCATGATATTTCAGTTAAAAACCCGACTCTCGAAAAATTTATTAATGGTTGGTTTAACCGACTCTTTGAACTTCAACAATTTATTATGGAGAACGCATAATGGATCCTATTTCAATTGCATACGGCCTGGCAAAGTTTGCTCCAACCATTGCCGGTTGGTTTGGCGGTGATGATGCTGAAGAAGCAGCAGAAAAAGTCGTTGGTATTGCGAAGCAAGTCACAGGGTTGGACGACCCTCAAGATGCGATGGCGAAAATACAAAACGACCCTACCTTACAAATTCAATTTCAACAGGCGATGAACCCCGTCATCATTGCACGCCTAGATGCAGAAACTAAACAGCAAGCCGAAATTAACGCGACCATGCGTGCCGAGCTTAACTCTAACGATAAATTTAAAAGCTATTGGCGTCCTGCATTAGGTTGGTCTGTTGTTTTAAGTTTTGCGGCCATGATGTTCTCAATTGTTTTTGTTCTTATGTATGGCGTTATGAAAAACCCTACTGTTATTAAAGATTTTATCACGGCTTTAAGTTCCTTGATGGGTACCATGACTGTGATATGGACAATGGCTTTTGGTGCACTAGGAATTAACGTTGTAAAACGCAGCGACGATAAAGCCCTTGCTGCAGGCCAACCACCAAAACCAAAGCTGCTCGGTTCACTCGCAAGTAAGTGGTTAGGTAAGTAACAAATGGATGAAGCTGATCACGCTCAAGTTTATGAAGAGCAAGCGAGAGAACGTGGAATACAGAATGCGAGACAGCAGCATAATGAACCGGCACTAATAATAAAAGGTAAGCGGATGTGTGTTGATTGTGAAGAAGAGATTAATCCAAAACGTGTTGAAGCGGTCAATGCTATTCGTTGCGAAGAGTGCCAACCTTTATATGAAAAATGGAGTGCGCGGTAATGGCTGAACAGGATGAAGTAATGTTTATGTTAGGAAAAATAAAAGGCCAACTAGAAGGTGTGCAAAAAAGTGTTGATGCACAAAATGTTTCCGTTACTAATATTGATAAACGATTACGAACAGTTGAAAAATCAGCAGCCGTACATGGTGCTGTTGGCGGAGGCTTAGTTGGAGTAGGTATTGCACTTATATCTGAAAGTATTAAAGCCGCTTTTAAAACACACGGAGCATGAACAATGGCGCACACCAAGGAAACCCGTAATGCTGTTCGGTCATCCTTTGTTTATGATCGTTTGCCACTAGAAGCGGCGGCTGATAAACATAGTGTGAGTTATAACACGGTACGCACATGGAAGAAGCGTGACAAAAAACATGGTGATGACTGGGACAAGGCCCGCGCTGCCCGACGCATGGCCGATGGCAGTCTGGGTGAAATCACGGCTATTGTTGTTGAAGATTTTTCATTGCTGTTCAAATCCGTAGTAAACGACATCACTACGGGCGAGTATGACGGCCTCAAAAAAGCCGCTGCATTATCACAACTTAGTGATGCATATGTAAAAACCATGCGTGCTGCTGCAGGCGGTGATCCTAAAATTGCGAAGTTATCTGTTGCTTTAGAAACCGTACAACTTTTAGCAAAGCATATTAAAGATGAACACCCTGACATGCTCGAACGTTTTACAAATATTCTTGATCCCTTTGGTGCTAAAGTGAATGAGGTCTTTGGGTGACACTAACAGATGAAGACCAGCAATATAAAAAAACAAAAGGCATGGTAGCCTTTTTTGTTTTGTTGTTAATCGTCCTTATTGAGCTTGATATTTTTCCCTTATGAAAGATTTAAAAGAAAAAGAATTCCTCGATGAAATTGCTAGTCTTAGAATTGATCTGCAAAATGAAATCGAGGCCAAGCAAGCTAATCTGGATATGTCACCGGAAGCCAGGGCTGAACGTCGTCGCTGTGTTTTAAAAGACGGTGATTTTGAATTCTTTGCTTACACGTATTTTCCTCATCACATATGGGGTGAGCAATCTCATTTCCAGAAACATTTTTGTGATTCATTTCCGAAGCTGCTTAATAAAAAAAGTGGTACCCGTTCTTGGTGGGTGGCTCCTCGTGGTGAAGCCAAGTCATCACTACTAACTAAAATTGGCCCTGTCTGGATTACTGTTCAAGGACTGTTACAAAAAGCAGAAGTGCGTAGTGAAGTTAACTGGCAAGGTGATGCACCACCTTTTTTAGATTACATTGTTTTTCTTGGTGCTGAATTACGTATGCCAACCAAGTTAATGGAAGCAGTTAAAATGGAGCTGACCATTAACAACATGTTAGCAATGGACTTTCCTGAAATTTGCGGTAAAACCAGCAAGTGGAAAATTGGTGAGTTCATTACAAAGAACGGTGTGAAGATGGAACCGTTCGGTGCTGACCAGGCTATTCGTGGTACGTTTCATTTTGCTTCACGTCCTAAAGTATTACTCGGCGATGATCTCATTACTGATAAAGAAGCCAAGTCACCAACCGAACGTGAAAATCGCTGGAACTGGTTAGAAAAGTCGGTTGATTACTTAGGCCCACCTGATGGCAGTGTTAAATATTTAGGTGTTGGTACTATCTTAAATAAAGATGATCCCATCTCTCGTGCAAAAAACACAATTGGTCATACCGTTCATCATTTTAGAGCTATCGAGCAATTTCCGCTCCATGTGGAACATTGGGAAGAATGTGAACGCTTAATGCGTAACGATGATCGTCGTGTTGAATTAGCTCTACAAAAAAAAGGCAAAGAACCTGAAACAGAAGACCTGCCATCATATAAATATTATCTGAAGCATAAAAACAAAATGGATAAAGGTGCTGTGACCTCGTGGCCATCAGTACGAACATTATTCTGGTTGATGCGACAACGTGCAAAGAACAAACGCGCATTCGGCACTGAGATGCAAGGCGACGCACGTGCCGATGAAGATAAAGTTTTTACTAAGTATCAATTTTGGGTTCAACGCTTACAGCATTGGATAATGCTTGGTGCTTGTGACCCATCAATGGGTAAAGGTGAAACATCCGATCCAAGTTCGCTGCTTGTTGGTGGCTGGGACACAAAAGTAAATAAACTGCATGTTATTAAAGCAGATATTAAACGACGGGTACCAAGCAAACTATGCTCTGATTTAATACGACTGCAAATTGAATACGGCTGTATAGGTTGGGGTTTTGAAAATAATAACGCCTATGAACACATGCGCAAGTCATTTATTGAAGAAGCCAAACGACAAAAAATTATATTACCCCTTGTTGGTATTACCGCTACGGTACCACAAGAAGTTCGCATTGATTCATTAGAACCAAACATCACTGACATCGATCCCGATATCTTATTTCATTCTGAATTACTTCGGTTGATTGAAGAAATGGATGACTGGCCAGAGAAACAACCACACCACCATTACGATGGACTGGTTGGATTACATCTTCTTTACTACATGGCCGTTACCCGAGCGGGTGGTCTCCCCAACATTACAACTCGTGGGCGCAGGGATAGCGTCAACACGTCGCGCTATTGAGGTGAAACATGGACAACTCTGATATTAAAAAAGCATCATCTAAAAAAGCACTAAGTCAGGAAATTGCCTCGCGACAAACTGACCCAAACTTTTATGGTGCATTATCTTACTTACCAAACCCAGACACCATTCTGCGTAAACTTGGTCGCTCACAAGAAGTGTTTGATTCAATCATTGCCGATGCACATGTCATTGGTGAATTAAGATCCATTCGTTCTGGTTTAATTAAATTTGAATACCGACTTCAAGCCGGTGGAGAGGCACCTGCAGATATTCGTGCCTTGGAGCTTTGCCAGCAAATAATGAATGATAAACCTGCTAAAGGTATGCAGTGGATCGATACCTTCTGGAATATGGCTCAGGGTGTGTTCCGTGGATACCAGGTACATGAAGTTGTCTGGAAACGTGAAGGCCAGTTTATGGTGCCAGATAAAATTGTTGACCGCCCACAACGTCGCTTTTTATTTTCTCCTGATAACGAACTACTTTTAAAAACTAAACAGAATCCAAATGGCGATGAACTTGGAAACTATAAGTGGTTGATCACACGTCACATGCCAAGTTATGAAAACCCCTATGGTGTGGCATTACTATCTTCATGTTTCTGGCCATACACATTTAAGCATAATGGCTTTAAATACTTTGTTAAGTTCTGCGAGAAATATGGTATTCCCTGGGCAATTGGTAAATACCCACAAGGCACACCAAAAGCTGATCAAGATGAGCTTGCTGAAGCATTAGCCAATATGATTGAAGATGCGGTTGCTGCGATACCTGGTGATGGCTCTGTTGAATTGTTAGAACACAAACACGGTGGCCAACTGGTTCAGGAAAGCTTAATCAAAATTTGTAACAGTGAAATGAGTAAAGCACTCACATCACAAACACTCGCCACTGAAATTCAAGGTGAAGGATCACGCGCTGCGAGTGAAACACATCGTGGTCGTGAAGAATCAGTTAATGAATCAGACCGAGTGATCATCAGTGCAGCAATGAATGAGTTATTTACCTGGATAACTGAAATAAATATTGCCGATGCTAAGCCTCCCACCTTTGAGTTTTACGAAGAAGAAGAAGCCAGGCAAGAATGGGTTGATGTATTCAAGGATGCGCGTGAGTTCATGGATATCCCCTCCAGCTTTGCACATGGTCGACTACAAATACCAACGGCAAAAGATGGTGAAGATATATTGCCACGCACAGGTAGTGCTTCACCTGCTGCAGCAGAATTTAGCAAGAGCAGCTGTCCGCATTGTGAGCATGACTTCAATAAACATGAAGACCCGATGGAAAAATTAACTGACCAGGCAATTGGAGAGGCAGATGAATTCATTGAAGGTATGGTCGATGAAGTCAAAGAACTATTATTCAGCGCCAACACACTCGAAGAGTTTCGTGATGGTTTAGTGAAAATTTACCCAGACATTACTGAAACCAAGCTCGGTGAAATGACCAGCATGGCATTAATGACCGGCTCACTACAAGGTACGGAGGATGCGCAGTGAGTGCTGTTAAACCATTATTTATTCCAGTTTTTAAAAAATATTTTCTGAAGTTTAAAAATGGTGAGCAGGACTGTGAAATTCGCCCTAACAATCATAGGGGGTGGAATTGTAAAAACGTATATCCATTAAGACTAATAACCTTGTCGAGTGGATATGGAAAACATGATCGCGTCACTCTTGAAATTCGCAGTACAATGATTACGCCAGATTTAAAAATGGAAAACATACCTCAATGGCATATAGATGCTGTTGAAAATATTTACGGCCAACAAGATAGCTGGCTCATCGCATATTTAAATACTTAGGAAGTTAAAT